TCTACTATCTAATGGGGTTTATATAGAAGCTAAGGGGAAGTTCACAGCACCTAATAGAACTAAGATGTTAGCTGTTAGAGACTCAAACCCTAAACTTGATATCCGTATGCTGTTCATGAAAGACAACTGGATAACAACTAAGCACAAGCACAGGTACTCTGATTGGTGTGAGAAGAATGGGTTTGAGTTTGCGTTTATGAAAGTGCCAGAGGAGTGGACAAAATGAAAGTTAAGATAACTAAATTAACAGATGAAGGGATAATGCAACAGGCTTGTGAGGCTACTATGCCTGAAGGTGTCTGGTCTAAGATGTCCCTTGATCGGATATACACCTGTAAACATAGCCCTATCTATACTCAGTTATTCTGGGTTGAGCTGAGAGGTATCCCTTCATTTGTATCTACCCATCTATGCCGTCACCATGTAGGTGTCACGCACTTCGTCCAGAGCAAGAGGGATGATAGAGGTGGTACAGGTAAAGAGAATAGATATACACCAGTTAACCACTCTATGTTAGTTAACGCTATGTCTCTTATCCAGATGTCTTGGAAGAGGTTGTGTTTCCTTAGCCATACTGATACTATCATGGTGTTTAAAAAGATAGAGAAGGAGTTAAAGAAGGTTGACCCTGCACTATGTAATCATCTCCAACCCCACTGTGAGTACCTTGGTAGGTGCGATGAAGATAAACCTTGTGGGTTAAGGGAGGTGGCTTAAGATATGAAAGAAGTTTTAATCATACCTGATTGCCATGCTACACCTGAACATAACAATGATAGGATGGAATGGGCTGGTAAGTTCGCCCTTCACAGGAAACCTGATCTTATCATTGATTTAGGAGATAGGGCTAGTATGCACTCCCTATCTTCCTATGATGTAGGTAAGGTACAGGCAGAAGGTAGGAGATATGGGGACGATATAGCTTCAGCTATTGATGCTACACAGAGATTTAATAAACCTATAGATGATTATAACAAGAAGCGTGGAGTGTGGAAGAAGAAAAAATATAACCCTAAGAAGGTTATCTGTTTAGGAAACCATGAGCATAGGATTATCAGGGCTTCTGAAGAAGATCCAAGGTTACATGGTCACTTATCTATTGATGACCTACAATATGAAGAGTATGGGTGGGAGGTTATACCTTTCCTTGATCCTTACGAGTATGAAGGTATAGTGTTTAAACACTACTTTACTTCCGGCATAATGGGAAGACCTATAGGGGGTGAGAACCATGCAGCATCTTTAGTTAAGAAGAACTTTACTTCTTGTGTTGTAGGACATAGCCATATGCGTAGTTTTTGGGAGACTACTAATGCCCTAGGTAGGAACATCTTCGGGTTATGTACTGGTTGTTATTTTGATTATGATGAACACTACACTAAAGAGAACAATAGGTTTTGGCGTGGTCTCATCTACCTACATGATGTAGAGATGGGACAAGCAGAACCTGAGTTTCTTCATATAGATCATTTGAGGAGGCGATATGATAGTTGATAGTGTCTTGTTAAAGAATACAATCAAGAGGTTGAGTGAGTACCATGATGCAGTGGAGTTAGTGGAGATATTAGAGATAGAAGCTTATGAGTTGTTAGAGGCTTTTGAAGATAAGGTTATATATAATCTAAGTAAATTTGAAGAGGAGGAGTTAGAAGATGATTTTTGTTGATGTGGAACAGCTAGATGATGGGTTGCCTATCCCCACCTATCAGACAGAGGGTAGTGGTGGGTTTGATCTATACTCTACAGAAGATGTAGATGTGTACCCTGGATCTAGTAAGCTTATTAAGACTGGTATTAAGTTAGCTATTCCACCTAAGCATGTAGGTGTTATCAAGAGTAGGTCTTCTCTCGCCTTAAAAGGGTTAGAGGTAGGAGCAGGGGTAGTTGATTCAGATTATAGGGGTGAGGTTAAGGTGTTACTTAATAACCTAAACTCAGGGTCTGTCTATCATTATGATTTTCATCCTATCAGGCGTGGTGATCGTATAGCTCAGATGTTAATCATTGAACAACCTATCATTGTCTTAAGAGATGTATATGAACTGGATGATTCGGATAGAGGAACTGGTGGGTTCGGTTCCACAGGGAGGTAGGAGAGGATGAAATATATTATAGAGTTTAATGATGAGGGTGGAGATTATGGAAAAGAAGATATGGAGTTTATACTCAGGGCTAGAGATTTTTACTTTGCTATCTTTGACTTTGACCTATGGTTAAGGGCTGAATACAAGTACAAAGATAAGGAAAGTATTGAGATACTTGAGGTTAGGGAAAAACTATATGAGTTCTTGTATGACCGTAAAGTTAGTCTTGATATGTTATCATAAGGTGAAATAGAATGGATGATTACCAGAAGTATATTCATATCAGCAGGTATGCAAAGTGGATACCTGAGTTAGGGAGAAGAGAGACTTGGGAGGAGACAGTAAGCAGATTCACTAACTACTTCCCCTCACTCCCTAAATACATTAACAAAGCTATTAAAGATATGGAGGTTATGCCTTCTATGCGGTGTATGATGACTGCTGGTAAGGCACTTAAACAGAACAACATAGCTGGGTATAACTGTGCTTATGTAGCAGTAGATCACCCTAGAGCATTTGATGAGACCTTATATATTCTTATGCACGGTACTGGTATAGGGTTCTCTGTGGAGGAGGAGTATGTTAAAAAGTTACCTGATGTACCTGATGAGATTATCAAAGATGAAAGCACAATCGTTGTGGCAGACAGTAAAGAGGGTTGGCAAAAAGCTTTCAGAACTCTGCTTTCCTTACTATGGGCAGGGCAAAAGCCCCAAATTGACTATTCAAAAATCAGACCAGCAGGAGCTAGACTCCACACTTTTGGTGGTCGTGCTTCTGGGCCCGATCCTCTTCGGGGTCTTTTTGATTATTGTATCAGAACTTTCAAAGGTGCTACAGGTAGGGGGTTAACATCTCTTGAGTGCCATGATCTGATGTGTATGATAGCTAAGACTATTATAGTTGGTGGGGTCAGGAGATCAGCACTCCTTTCCTTATCTGACTTATCAGATCACCGTATGAGGAAGGCTAAGTTTGGGCAATGGTGGAACGAAAGAGAGGAACGGAGCTTCTCTAATAACTCAGTTGCTTATCAAGAGAAACCAGATATAACTTCTTTCCTAAAAGAAATGAAGACCTTGTATGATTCTAAGTCAGGGGAGCGTGGTATTTTTAATAGGGTAGCTGCTACCAAACAGGCTAATAGGTCAGGTAGGAGAGATACCTGCTATGATTTTGGATGCAACCCTTGCTCAGAGATTATACTCAGGTCAGCTCAGTTTTGTAACTTAACAGAGGTGGTTGTTAGATATGAAGATACGCTTGAGGTTCTTAAAGAGAAGGTTAAGAAGGCTACCATCCTTGGTACTTTCCAAGCTACTCTTACAAATTTCAAAGGGTTAAGGAGAAAGTGGAAGGTTAATACAGAAGAGGAGTCTTTACTCGGTGTGTCACTTACTGGTATCATGGATCACCCTGTACTTAGAGGTGATAAGGGGGAAATGAAGCTTAGACAATACCTGAAGGATATGAAAGATGTAGCTATTAAGACCAACAAGGTGTGGGCTAGGAAGTTAGATATTAATCCTGCTACTGCTATCACTTGTGTAAAACCTAGCGGTACTGTCAGTCAATTAGTTAACTCTTCATCTGGTATCCATCCTAGAATCTATCCATACTATACTCGTACCGTACAGAATGATAAGAAAGATCCCCTAGCTCAGTTGATGATAGATCAAGGTGTACCTTTCACAGAGGATAACGATGTCTATTACTTTAAGTTCCCTAGTAAATCACCGGATAAGGCAAAGCTTCAGGAAAACCTTGGTGCTATGGAGCAACTCAGGTTGTGGCAGATATATAACTCTTGTTGGTGTGAACATAAACCTAGCCAAACAATTTATTATAATGATGATGAGTTTATTGGTATCACTAATTGGGTTTGGAATAATTGGGATGATATATCTGGTATATCTTTCTTCCCTTTCTCTGACCATGTACTTGAGAACTCTCCCTATGTACCTATTACAGAAGATGAGTATCAAAGTATGAGTGATAGCTTTCCCTTCTCTATTACATGGGAAAGCCTTACAGCTTATGAACAAGAAGATAATACAGACACTAAACGAGAGTTTGCCTGTTCTGGTGGTGCTTGCGAAATATAGTAAGGGAGGATAGAATGGTAGCTAATCAAAAGATGTTAGCTGAAATGGGTGTAAGTGAAGAGAATGAGAAAGAGATTAATGAGCTTCACGAGTATAGGGATGGTATCTTTAAAGCTATGGAAGAGGAAGAAGATCACTGGAAGCTAAGAGACCTTTACTCCTTGTTCATAGATAACGAAAGGAGATTACAAGAATTATGGGGTTTCCCACTTGATGATAACTATATTAAGTTTTGGGAAGTACCTAAATGTTCATGTCCTAAAATGGATAACAGGGATAACTATCCCTATGGATACTATGTTACAGTTCAAAGCTGTATTTTGCATGGAGGTTGGGTAGATGAAGAATAACTGTACTATAAACCACCCATCACATTATACAACAGGTGCAATAGAACCTATAGATTATATTCTAGACCACGATATGAATTACTTAGAGGGTAATGTTATTAAATATATCACTAGGTATAGGTTCAAGAATGGATCTGAGGATCTTAAGAAAGCTAAATGGTATCTTGAAAAGTTAATCTCTATGTATGAGGTAGAAAATGTTATATGAATATA